TATTAATTGGCAAAGATGAACAATTTGTATATAATGGTACAAACATCTTTTCACCAGGATTTGCACATTGGGCTTTACATAAATTCTCGTACACAATTCCGTTACTATCTAATGTACGGTTTACTATACTAGAACATTTACATAATTCTGGAGTTTTCTTTTCGTTACATCTTATTTTACTACAAATTGCTGAATTTGTACACTTTGTATTATTTGTACAACATGAATTTGCGTCACAATTATCTTCACATGATCCTTTACTAATTATTTTCGCAAATGCGCAATTTGCAGCACAAGATGAATTATAAGTAATACCGTCCACACTACATAATTTAACATTATCATAATTGTTATTATTTTTGATACATGATGAAATACATGTATCAATTTGTTTAGGTGTTTCACTACATTTTGCTAATAAACATACATTATCTGTTTTGCAATTTTTAATAGAATTAAATGAACAACAATCAGATATTTTACAGGTATCCTCTGTAATTACATAAGATACCTGGTTAACAATAAGATTTATAAACGACTCTTGTTCAGCTGTGAACCTGGTAATCATTGGTGGTTCAGCTGTGAACCTGGTAATCATTGGGGGCTGAGAAGAGAACCTGGTAATCATTGGGGGCTGAGAAGAGAACTTGGTAATCATTGGAGGTTCAGCTGAGAACTTGGTAATCATCGGAGGTTCAGCTGAGAACTTGGTAATCATTGGAGGTTTAGCCGAAAACTTGGTAATCATTGGAGGTTCATTAAATATTAATCTAGGCAGCGGTGGTTTAGATATTATACTAGTTAAACTTATATTAACTTTCTGTTCAATATATAAAGGTGGTGAATTTATTGATAATACATTATATAGTGATAATAAAAAAAATATAATATGTAAGAGTTTCATTATTTATATTTATTATAAATATATTAATTTTTAAATAATTTTGAACAATCTATCGAATATTCAAAATCAGTTTTTTTAATTTTTTCGTTTTCTTCTGATAGTAGGGCGCTTTTTACCAAATACGTTACTATTAATGGTGTAGTAAATATTTTCGTGTTTAAGAGCCTCTTCTCCTGCTGCTATCTGAGTAATTATAGTATTATTTTTATATATAGCATTGATTACCTCTACAACTTGATTGTAATTTAAAATACTATTAGTTTTATGAGATCCATATTCAGGGCCTTCTGACTTTAAAAAATACATATTTTCATTTAATATACGAATATAAATAATATCATATTGATCGCCTCTACTATTTGTTGTGTATATACTCATATACGGGAAAGATTTTTTAGTTGCCTGGTTCATGTGACCAACTGCATCTCGTATGGCAATTATCTTAGGATCAAAACTCATTTATATACTTATTTTAATTATTTTAATTATTTTAATTATTTTAATTATTTATAAATAAATCCCTTTCCATCGGGTCCGCATTTTTTTACATCCTTTCGACAATCTATCGCGTATTCAAATTCAGGTTTTTTTAATTTACCAAATTTAAAACAAATGGATTCTTCTTTAAAAAATTGATTTAACGAAAAATACATACACTCGGTACATTTTTTATATTTATTCATTTAATTACTCATTTTAAATTATATTTCAATAATTTCCGATATTTTATATGTCGCATCTATTCTCACAATCAAGACGACAGCAGTCCATCATACAATCACGAGGTTGTGGGTCATGATTACAGCTTTGCCAACAATTAGCTATACATGGATCATCTTGTGAACTCATCCCAAAACTTGATTTCTTAACTGTAATTAATTGAAATATTTGAATTGATAGAATTAATAGAAGAAGGACTATAATAATTAAAGTTTTTTTGTCCATTTATTTATATTTTTAACGAATATTTTATTTTAAATTATTGAAGTATAATTTAAAATATTTTATCTTATGCATTTATCCTCACAACTATCTTCACAACCAGAAAATGGGTTTAAAGTACACCCTACCATACAATTAAATTCACATTGTTCTTGCGGACTCATCCCAAAACTTGATTTCTTAACTGTAATTAATTAATAGAAGAAGTACTATAATAATTAAAGCTTTTTTGTCCATTTATTTATAATTTTAAAGCATATTTAACTTTAAATTATATTTCAATAATTTCCGAAACCAATGAAATATATGTCGCCATAAACATAAGAGGATACCAGTTTAAAGAACTGTGTAAAACAAAGAGCGCGATTGAACTTAAATTTATTCCGGTAATAAATAATGTTTTTTTATTTAGTTTTTCATTTTTAAATCTTATATACACCGCAGTTAATTGTAATATAATACCCATATAAAAGTAAAACTTGTTAATTGATGTTAAATCGGTGCTAATACAAGACAATAAATTTAATACAATCGATGAGTGATTTAGATTATTTACTATTTTCCAATTCCAATCAGGTGGATCTGTTTTGTCTTCGTATTCAGCTTCTGATTGTCTCCACTGATCCAATTGATCTATGTAATTTTCAATGTAATTAAACCCAAGATTTATAGCAAAATACCCCGTTGTTAAAATAGAACCAATTGCTTCACATGTTATGTCTCCATAAATATTAGAGTATACCAATAAAACAGATCCACCTATTAATGCATTTGTTTTATATGTTTTAATTTTTTTACATCTATATTGTTTTATCAGAAATAATCTTTTTTTCTCATTTATATTGAACAATGAATCTGCTGATAAAGATCTTCTTATTGTTATTAATTGTTTTAAATATTTAAATAACTGTATTAAAATAACTGTATTAAAATAACTGTATTAAAATACTTGTATTAAAATACTTGTATTAAAATACTTGTATTAAAATACTTGTATTAAATTAAATGAACAGAAAATTACTAATTGCTGGTGTTATTGTATTAGTGCTTGTTTCAATTGGTATAATGGTTTATTTCCTGACCAAACCAAAGGGCCCACCAAGTCCACCTGGACCACCTGGACCACCTGGACCACCTGGACCACCTGGACCACCAGTTTCGTGTAATCCACCAACACCAGACACAACTCCAGGGCCAGATAATAAAGTAGTAGTTAACGAAGCTTATTACAATCAAAAACATTCAGGTAGCAAAAAAAATGACTCCACTCAGCCATTATTTAATAAATATTCAAAAATGGTTTATGACAATACAGTTGGTGTTTATGGATATTCATTTGACGATGTTGTTGGATTAAAGGCATGTGGAACGTGGACATTTAATACTATAATTGGACCAAGATGTTTTTCTCAAGATGGACGATGTAAACTTCCAAAACCAGGCGTTGTTCCAAAAGACCCAGGATTATTCACTTTAAATGATGTAACTAGTAACCAACCATTTGCTGATAATCAAACATGGTGGGGATCTCTCTCGAGCGATGAACAAAAAGCTTATCTTACCAGTGACCAAGTTAAAGATTATTTAACTATATACGAAATAGTAAGCCCCTGTGACAATATTAGCATAGACAATACAGGATCAATAGATACAGATTTTGTTGAATTTCCTCAAAATATTTTTTTCACAAATACACTTAAAGGAGACCAATCACAAGTACAAAAAGACAGTCTTTTTAATTTTGCATTTAATATAATCAATCAATCTGGAGGCCCAAACAGTTTAATGCCCGGTATAACGGGTAAAGTGCCAATATGGGCTTCAATCGAAATGGGGTCTCCCCCAATTGTAGCAGTTCTTCAGAAAATTGAACCAAATCAAGGTTTTCAATTTTTATTTAATTTTGGGCCGGGGTCTCCATTAAGTACACTTGGAACACCACAGCCAGATCCACCAATTAAAAATAAATTTGTTTCTAACTATTTACAGCGTATTCCTGACTTTGTAGACGAGCATGGAGATGATCATCCAGGATCTCAACCATTTGAAGGTTGTGCAATTGAGTGTAATGATACATATAATGTACCATTACAAATAGATTGTAATGACCCAATATTAGCAAATCAGCAACATATATCTGATATAGCAAAATATTGCCCAAGTGGTGTTTATTCTAATGAAAAGGGTATTAAATTGGGAACATGGGATCCAAATATTAAACAATGTAATTTTTCACCATCTGATAAAACTAGTCCATGTACATTATTGCTTAATCCAATATGTAACAATAATCCAGGTTTTGTTACTCCATATTGTTGCGATGATACCAATTTTGTTAATAAGCCTACTGACTCTACAGATATGAGTAATTGTGGAATGTTACTTGATGCAGCGAGTAAAAAATATTTTCAATCTAAACATTATTCTTGGCAGATTGGAGGTGGACGTATCTCTATCAGCCTTGTTGACCCAGATACACTTGAGGGTGTTCCTGGTGATATACAAGATCTTATGAATATTACACCCCCTATATGTACACCAACCACTCCAGCAGATATTAAATGTGATTCATGTGCAACAGAAACTCCACCAATACCGTGTTTTCCTCCGGAAAAAGATAATTGGAGAGCACAACATTATATAACCGGTGCAAAAATAGGTGGAGGTAAACCTGATTTTTATGCTTCGTTATTAGAATTTACAATTGATTTAAATACCAATATAAACGACCCTTCACAAATTATTCCCGTTATATACTATGACATATCCGGTGTTAATAATTTAAATAAACTTCCTTTATATGCAAAGGCCGTTGGTATAAATAACAGCACGGGTAGTTCATGTGGAAAGGATGATTGTTGTTATACATTTGTAGGAAATATTGACCAAGATTCTACCCAAAATTGTCCAACTGATATTTATTTTACAAAAGACTCCTCAGGACATGACAGGCCATATTGGGGAAAGTGTCCATCACCAATTGATTTTTGTGATGGTGGCAATTATGATAAGATTACTGGAAATAACGAAACAATTACCCCTTCGGTAAGTAATAATATTTGTAAATTATGGGATGACTTTGGAACAGAATTAATTAATCCTAATTTATCTGCTTTAGATATAAATAAAGCAATATGGGGATGTGATCCAACAATTGTTGATCCACAGAAATGTAGAAGTATGCACACTGGAGTATTTCCAAATTACAGTCAATTGGCTCCTAGCGCAGGAACAGCTAGCCAAACGTCCTTTAATCATCCTGATACTTATCTGCCATTTTCATTTGAATGTGGTATACCTGCATGTTCAGATATAGCGAGAGGGGGGTCAAAGCCATACCAAGGACCATCGGGGCCTTCAATGACATGTGGTGAGAACGACCCTACTTGTTGTTATGAACCCAATGGAAATCCACAACAAGACAGTAATTATTGTTGGGGAAATGGATCGGTAAGGTATACTTCACCACCAAATTAAAAAAAATCTAAAATTAAGTTAATTTAAACATTCGGCGGTAATAAAAAGTATCAAGATGTTGTTATTGTCGACTGTAATTTTATTTAGTGCTATTCCAATCATAAAGTCACTGTATGTAATTGAACAGAATACTCGTGCTGTTCAAAAAGATACTGCTAGGTTACTCTCCAAAATAGAGCGCGTAGAAGAAGTGTATAATAAATTTGAAAAGGTACTCTTACACATCAAGAACCTCCGGATTGATTAGTACAACCTTCTTCTTCTGTTTTGGGCGTTGTCGGTTAAAAAAAAGAATTGTATCAATGTATTCATGATATTCAAATACGTTGATGTGTTTCTTCCAAGAACCAGTTCTATGTGGTTCAATTGCTCGAAGATGAGTGCTATTCATAATAAGTCGACTAATTTGTTTTTTATTCATTTCAAGCTTTTTCATTAGTACTTTAATGCTTGCAAAACTTCCACCCACTTTCAGATATTGTTCAACTGCGTTAAGATCCATATTAATATTAAATAAATTAAGTGTTTTTTTAAATAACTTATAATTATTAAATGACAGATTCGTTAATTCAAAAAAAACCAATTGAATGGAATGACCAACAGGAAAAATTATTGCAAAATTGGGCTGAAATAGCCGGAAGTTATAGATGGCTCCATAACCAGGCACACGTATTATATAGAAAAACAAACTTGAATTACATGATCCCACTCATTATTATGAGTACTGTAACAGGAACAGCTAACTTTGCACAAGCTACTTTTCCGGAAGTAATTAGATCATACGTTCCTCAAATTATAGGAGCAATAAATTTAATATCGGCTATAATGACAACCATTTATCAATTTCTTAAAATATCAGAATATATGGAATCTCATAGAATAACAAGTATAAATTATGGAAAGTTCTGTAGAAATATAACCGTTGAACTTAATCTACCAGTTAAAAATCGTTCAATTGGAGGAAACGATCTTGTAAAAATAAGTAGAAATGACATTGATCGACTTATAGAACAAAGTCCATCAATTCCAAATAGAATATTAAAGTTGTACCAATATAAATTTTCTGGAAAGGGGTTGGCAGAACCTGAAATTCTTAATATTAATAAAGTAGATGTGTATCATGACGAAGAGAATAAAGTAAGCAGTGCACTGGCAGAAGCCGGATTGAAATTCAAAAAAGCGTTATTTCAGAAAAAACAACCGAATAATACAGTTAGTAGCAGTCCAATGGCGAGAGTTAAAGAACGGTTACATGAAGAAAAGTTAAGTGCCTGGGAAAGTACAATCAGAGAACTCAAAAATGTACAATCTCAGTCAGCTCAAGAAGATGTAGAAATTGTTGTTAATGAACCGTCTCCTTCTGAAGGTACAGTTATAGCGGAAAAACCTAGTGTGGCTAAGCTCGTTTCGATGTTCCGCGTTTAATTTCTTTTGTAAGCTGTTTAACGCTTTTGTAGGTTCTTTTTCCTGACCGACTGCGTTTGGTAAGTTTTATCTTTAGTTTTTTAGCGAGTTTCTGAATCTTTTTAAGTTTCTTTTTTGTCTTTTTAATATCCGAAGTTATTTTTTTAACTGTTTTCCCCTTTACTGATACGCAATATCGTTTTGCTATTTTTTTGAGCTTATTGGAACATTTTTTTACTTTCTTAGAACGTCTTTTCACGTTCTTAGAACGTCTTTTTACTTTATTGGAACGTCTTTTCACGTTCTTGGAACGTCTTTTCCCAAAGTTTGCAATATGTGATGTTAATAATGAAGGAGCAAATTGCCCAGCTAGAATACCCACTGCAATATTTTCTTTTATTTCATTGTCTACAGAATAACATATCATAGGATTTGTGGGTACATCTTCTCCAGCACGTTCAAATAATGACGATCTTATAAATAAGGAAGAAATCATTGAACATATTCTATCAAATGATAAAAAAACCTTTAAAAAATTTGTTTGTCCATCTTCAAACTGGTTAAGAGCAACGATCTGTCCCAGATCCCCTAATGTTTTATATGATGAAAACATTACTATATTATCTCGATTGGTTGTGTCCTTAGGACCAGAATATGCATTTATAACCGCATTAAATTGTCCATATTCAGTAAGTTCTTTTACAGATACTTGCCCTGTACTTTTTATTTTAATACTATTAAATGGAGGATTACTATTAGGTATACCGAAATAATTATTAACTTGTAACGCAGATACTTCCAGTGTTTCATTGAACATAATTTGTAAATATCTTGGGTCAAGGCCAATAAATATATCATTAATAAGTTGATAATTTG